AAGACATTGTTGCTCCGCAATTTGGACATTTCCTATCTGTCATATTCCATCACCGCATCAATTTCTTCAATTGCAGTTTTTCTTGAAATGCAATGCTCTACAATCATCTTAGAAATTAATTTATTTTTATCTATATCTTTCTTTTCTTCCTTTGCTTTTGCAAGTATTGTTGTCAGCTTTTGAAGCCTTTCTCTTTTAAGTCTTTCTCTTATGTTTGCCATGATTATAAAAGCAGGGGAGTGGTGAAAAACCCCCACTACACCTTCAAGGTGGTTATATACTAAAATAATAAAAAAATTGATTCTAGACCAGTCGGAAGCTATTTCTCGCCTGGTTTCTCAGTAGGTACAGGGTCTTCTACAGCCGTGACATACAAGACTTTCTTTTCCTGGCCGCCGATCATCATATCCATGATCTTTCCCCAGGTGATTTTCTTGCCTACCCATTTCTTCATACCCTAGCCTGTCAAATCTGTTTTCAGAATTGATGCGATCTTTCTTGCCGAAGTTCTGTTTGGATAGTAGTCAGCCTTTCTTCCATCTGAAAGTTCGACACACATCATCAGCTTCACTTTTGATTTTTCTGGGTTTGTTCCACCCTCATCAACTTTGTACTCTGGAGCTGGTTCGATGATTGTTGCGAATCTTGCTTCTTCTGGTAATGCAAAAATTGCTGCACCTTCTACTGCGATATTCCATTCATCAGTACTCATTTTTTCCTCGTTCTAATTTTATGATCATTCTTCATAATCTCCCATGCAACTACTATTTTCAGATTCTAACCATTTACTCAACCTCTCAAAATAAGAAGCAGCACTTTCCCCTCGCTGTGCTTTAAATATTTTTCTTAATCTTAGATAAGTTGAATATTTCATTCTGCAGTGGAATTGTTTGTTTTTGTATTCTCCCATAGAAACTATTAGGAACTATGCTTTATAAATATATGTGTTCAGTAGTGAATAGTAGTAATTAGTAGTAATTTACTGTAAATAGACCGGGGGCTTGCACCCCCTAAAATCCCGCAAGCTGCAAGACTCAAAGGACTTAACTAAAATAAGATTGAGAAGTTTATAAATTTATATATGTTTTGCATGTGAGCAGTCCCACCAATCAGTTCCATCACAAACCATTAAAACTCCTCCAGCGTCGATTATTTCGTCTGCTTCTTGATGCATCATTAAATCTTGACTTCCCCCGCCTTCGTTATGCTCTAAAATTAAATCATTTGAATAACTTGTTTTAACAATATTTAGATATTGTCCATCAACTCCTCCTGAAAATCCTCCGATAGTTACATTATTAGAAGTTGTATCAATAAAGAGAGTGTTAATTCCTGAAACATCGACGTTATCTGTTGGGCCTAATGTGCTGAATGTTGAAGTTGCAGAAGATATTGCACCTGTTAATAACTTTAAATTTCCTGCATTATCAAGCACCATTCTTAAAGTGCCTGTTAATGTTTTAGAATTTGCTCCTGTAAAAAAAGAGTGTGATGTTGCAGAATTATAAGAACCTGCTCCTCCGCCATAATATATTTCATTCTTACCATTTAAACAACGAAGATCCAGAGCTAAAAAATCTTCTTCAGCAATTTCATAATGAGTTGTATAAATTCTTCCCAACTTATTAGTTGTATCAGCTTTAGAACTCGCAATCATTAAATCACCAAGTATATCAACTTTTTTTTCTGGCGCATCAGTCCCTATTCCAACATTTCCAGCAGCATCAACACTAACTGCTGGATCAGGAGCTCCATCACTTGCAACAAGTTCAGAATGTCTATGCAAAGTATTAGCAATAGAATTATCTGTTAAAGTATTTAACTCTGCTCCCGTCGCTGTTGTATCGTGGCTTACAATAGTATGAGTTTCAGTGTGATGGTCGTCTGTTGTTTGTCCTGTAGTAGAAGCATGAGTTACAGGAAATTGATCATCAACAAATTTTTTATTAACAATATCATCATTATTCACAGGAACTTTTTGTATGCTTCCTTCTCTTAAAGATTTAGTTTTCTCAATATCATCTCTAACATTATCATAACCTGCAGAACCTTTTTTTGTCACACCGATGGGTGGATTTGAAAGATTAGGCTTGATAGAATTGATAACTTGTTTAGCTGTGACCATAATCCCCCTAACATTTTTACCTTAATAAATTTTTTGGAGCGTGAAATTCCGACAGAAAGTTTCATCGAGAATTTTCGGAGCGACTTTTATGCACTCAAAATCCCTTTTGCAATTAGATCATCAATTAGAGTTGTTAATCCATCTCCAATTTCTGCAATTGCACCGTCAGCGTTTATTGTTCTGTCTGGAGTGTTGTTTGTTGTAGCCCATCCAGTTTGAGCAGCTGTTGGCGTCACTGCGGGCATAAAAGAAAACTTATCACTAACCCAAAGCTCTCTGCAACTTACTGTATCTTCTTGTGTCATTATGCTTCTTCCTCCTCTGGTGTAGATTCATTTTCATCATTGAATCTATTATCATCATCTTCATCATCTCCAATAGTTCTATCTGCTTCCATGTTTTTTAGAAAATTTATTGATCTTGATTTGTTGCTAACAACTAATAATGATTTATCTTTTAGAGCATGAGCTTCTTCCATTGTTATTTTCTTAGTTCCGTTGTAGTAATAGCCATTAATTGTTTCAGTCATTTTAATCTCCTTTCTTGATTATAGTTACATATTTACTTCCGTCGATAAAAGTGTTCATAAATTCTGCAGCATGTCCTGTAATGTGTCCATCAAAATTGAGGTGATAACTCCAGTTACTAATTAGTCCACCATAATAAGCATGTCCTACTGGTGTTCCGTCATCTGCTCCACTTCCATCATCTGTGATGCCATCAGTTTCCATTGTGATGTCGAACACCCTCGCTGTTTCGATTCCTGTTGGATCTCTTGTGTTTGTTTCCCCTTTATAATTTTCTAAAATATCTTCAGCAGTTAAAGCCACATTGAAATATTGAACTCTTCCGATTGCTCCCATAAAATCTTGAGTGTGGGTTGCATTACTTTCTTTTACTCCAATAGCAAATTTATCTACATTGGTTAATTCATCATACCAGAATGTTAAGTCTGTGCTTGTTGAATCTGTCATGATTCTTAGTTCTCCATTAACATAAAGAAGTGGTCTTGTTCCATTCTGAACTACTGCCACATGAGTCCAAGTTCTCGCAGGGATTGATCCAACGGTTTCAACTATTGAGAATTGTGTAGATCCTCCATGTTCAAGGAAAATTTGTAATTTCCCAGCCGAAACTAAAAATTGTAAAAATTCATTAGTATTATCATTATCTCCTGCACTTAGAATTGTGTAAGTCCCTGCAGTATCATTTATGTAAATCCAAGCAGTGTAAGTTCCAACAGTATCATTAGCTGCAACTCTCGCAACTGCGTGAGCATCATGTAGAACATAATCATCTACACCATCAAAATAATTTCCCTTTCTTCCACCTGCTTCTTCAGAAATAACGACAATATCGCCAGCTGTCATTTTACGCTCCTGTTAGCTTGTATGCTGCATTATTGTTTATAAGAACAGGTACACCCATTTGCCAAGCTCTAATTTTTAAAGTTTGTCCAGGATCTTCTTTCATCCAAGTCTGCAACGGCTCAGCTTCATACCAAGTCATTGCAGTTTTGGCTATGCAAAAAAGAACAGTATTTTCAGTTGCAGCGTTTGATTCTATAATTTCAAAGTCTGCGATCTTTCCAACTACACCATTACGAGTAACACCGTCGGTGTAAAATTGGCCAGCATTTCTTACAACAGGATTATTTAATAATTCCATAAGATTTGTAGGATGAATAATCATTTTTAGATTTGAAGTTGTAGACCAGTTTTTTAATTTTAAAGCACTTCTTGCGATTAAAATATCTTTTAATGGTTGCTGTAAAGATTCTGTTGCATTATCCCAAGTTTGAACAGCAGCAGCTGTGTTTGTAGTTGTAGCTAATTCTGTGTAGATTGCATCATCAACTGACATTGCAATTGCTCGACCAACTCTTTCAAGCATTCTTGCTTTCACGTCGATAGCGGACAATTTCCAAACATCCCAACCAAGAGTGTGATCTGCACCATGCATTAAAACCTTTTCATTAACTTCTGTCCATGAGTGCTCAACATTTGCGAACACTGCACCAGATGGCACACCTTTGAAACTTGTATCAGTCACACCAGTTGAAACAGTTTTTGTAATATCAGAATCAGTTTCTTGATAATAAGTATTTGTTGCTGACGAGGTTTTTACAATTGTGCAAACTTGAAGCATTGTAAAACTTTCTAAAGCATAATTCTTTACAATAGCATCAACATCTTCTGCTCTTAAATCTTGTTCTCCAGGTTGGTCAGCCATTTTATTTTATCATCCTCACCATTGCAGTTGCACCAGCAGTTTGAGTTTCAAGTGCCATGCCTAAGACATAGCCTTTTTCATCATCTAAAGTTGTGCTGTCATCTATTGTACCATCATCAGCATCCATAGAAACATTTAATCCAACAGTAACATCAGTTTTAACTGTTGCTTTAACAACAGCGTTCGTGATTACAGAAATCCAAACCTTTCCATCATTAGCAACTTTTTCTTCAGCAGCGACGCCTACAATAGGTTTATCAGCATTAGTTTGAGAAACGACCGTCATTGGACTTGATAATTCACAGACAGCGTTTTTAGCAATAGCAGAAGCATTAGCAACTTTGTAGGGGATTCTATCTCCATTATTGCCGAGCAAGTGAACAACAGTAACTCCTACCATTATTCTTTATCCTCAGAATTATCTTCCTCTTTTTTTTCAGGTTCGTCTGCCATGCTAAAATAATAAAAAACAAAGTTTATAAATATTTCGGTATACCGACTAACTCTACCTTACAATGGGATTATCCTTTTTAGGAATTTTTTCGAGTTCCTTTAGAGCTTTATCAAACATCACACCTTGAAGTGTAGCAGCAATTATCATATTCTTCAACGCTGTTTCGATGAGTTTGTACTCTTTAAGACATTTTTCAAGGACTTCTTCCCAGTCTTTTCTTTTAAGTTGCATTTTGATCTACTTTAGGATCCATATCATCAGCCCACTTCGCACCAGTTGCTTTGCCAACAGCTTTAACTCGTTCGTTTGAGGCTTCTTTGGCTTTATCGATGGGTGCTTTTGGTGTGCTTCCAGCGACGCCTTTACCAGCTAATTGCTGTTTGATTGCAAGTCTTTCTGCCCTATCATTTTCTTTCTTCATTGCTTCGGAGGCCTTTTCTGTTCTCTTTGCTGCTTCAACAAGTTTATCTGTTTCTGACTGAATCCCGTCATCATTGTCCTTAGGTGCATCTGACTCTGGTTTATTCTCTTTTTCTTCTTCTTGCGGTTCTTTCTTTTCATCCATGTTTACCTCCTTTCACTACCGTACCTCGACGGTGTTTTAGGAATTTTTGAGCGAATGGCCACAAACTATAAAACAAAAACAATCTGTTTCTTTTGTTATTGTGCATATATATACACATACTAATGCTTATTAGATTTTGTTAAACATACACACCCAGTTCATTACCAATAGAGTTTACTTCTTCCCCAATACTTAAAGAACTCTAATCCAGCAGCGAATAAGATTAATAATAATCCCATATAATCACCACTTTGCACATTAGTTATTCCTAATGCACTAAGAGCAATTGCAGCAGTATTGATTAAAGTCTCAATTATCGGCTTGTTTGCTTGTTGATTTATTTTCTTTTTCATTATTATTGCCAAAGGGTTGTTGCTCAGGTTCAGGCTCAGGAGGTTCTTCAAACTTTAATGTTATTCCTAATTGTTGTTTGATTTGTTCTTCATATTCAACTTGCTCAAACATAATCTTCTCTCTATATGCAAACACATTTAATTTACCAGCAGCGAGAGAAACTTCATCACTCTTACCTCTTATGATGTCTGGAACATTTGAGGTTTCAGTATAATATGATCTAAGAAACTTTTGCCAAGGAAGAGGATCTAATGTTGAGAACTGAGGAATAGAAACTCTATCTACTTTCTCAATAGCACCAGCTGGGATGATTCTGGATTCCATATTCTTGACTGATTTATTATATTGTTTTTCGATGGCTGTTAATTCAGTTGCATCATCAGTCTTTGCATAGATTTCTAAGATTGGATAAACATATCTGTGAAACACCGTTGCTAAATCTCCCATAGACTGATGCTTCCACTTCATAATGTTAAATGTTTTTTCTAACTCAGGAATACCATGAATCTCATCTGCAATTCTATCATTAGAAATATGAAACATTTCTTCTGGCTCCCAAGTGATTAGTTTTTTATTATCATTATTTGACTTTGAAGTTCCAACTCCTCGAATAGATGTTTGAACATATCTTTGAATTATGCCAAGATTATTTGATTCGATTTTAATGGTTCCAGGATTTAACATTTTAATATTAATTACTCTCCCAGCTTTATCCCGAACAATATCAGCAAAGGCATCTCCACAAATCTTAGAAGTTCTTTTCATATTTTTGAGGATGATTCTGAATGTGTCTTTACTATTGCCCTCGATTCTATCTATGATCTTCTGGGTTTTATCATCCATCTCAATTTTCTTTCCAACAACCCATGCAGACCAAACATCTATAGTTGATCTGGCCTCTGGGATAGACCTGTAAATCCCATGCCACTTAGTCCATTCGCAAACATAAACATTAATGTCTGTTTCTTTTGAATCAAAACTAAATTGATCTAGATTTTTATTCCAGGGTTCTTGACCTGCTGTATAAGAAATATCATTTAGTTCTGTTGTGATGATTTGAGTTGGGTCGGAAAGAGCCATGTGAGTTTATGTGAATCTATGTTTTTAAATGCTTTGATTGGTTAAATTCTTTTTTTTTCTTTTTTTTTTGGGGGGGGCGACCGGCCACTGGCTAAGGGAGCCCCAGGAGGGGGGGAGGGCGAAGCCCGAGCCCCCGTGGGAGGGGGGGG